GTGTCCTAGACGTACTAAAAAACCTACCGCCCTTGCTTGAATTGCATGATTGACACAATGTCTGCAAATTCCAGTCATCATCACCACCACCAGCTTGTCTAGGCACTATGTGATCGACGCTGTTTGCCTCCTCCACACCACACATTTGGCACACATAGTTATCGCGTTGCAAGATGCGCTGTCTAATCTTGCGCCATTTGGTCGTGCTGCCATTACCCTGTAATGCACTGCTCATCAATACCAGTTCCTTTGCTGATGAAATGCCCACGCTTTGCACATGGTTCCATAACGTAACCTTATGTACCCAATGGTTTTGTCTATCTGTGATAATCCGTCTAGTTTGCCATAATGCTTTGATCGCATCTGTCCCAAACCATAGTGTGAACCGTTACGAGCTGAAACTGACCAACGACTCTCTTTGTTAATAATTGCATTGAAACACTGAAACTCTTTGTAATCGACTAACTTCACATGAGCATAGATACGTAATACATCTACACTTGGTGTTTGATCTTTTGCCTGTGCCGCAGGTGTCATGCCCATGACACAAAGCACGCCCCAAAGCACCAAACTGCGCCTGCGAGCTATCCGCCTCAGCGGCTCGCCTGCGAGTGTTGATGCTATCGACCGTGTCAAGTAAGGAGCGTAATCTTGAGCGAGTCCCACAGGTTTACTGCACATGTGGATAACTCTTGTGGATAACTTCATTGTTTATCACCTATCTGTGCAACACCCATAACCTCACACTTTGTACATTGAATAACCTCGACGCCTTCGGGCAAATTTTCTGTGATCTTGTGAATTATCTGGCGTGTTACTTTTTTGCATTTCCTACACTCAAATTGCACTTGCTCCATAGCTTGATTTCCTCAAATTCTCAATAGGTTGCAGGTTGATTTGTGTGACCCACCATGTTGGTTGCTTGCTGTGCCGATAACGCGGCTTTTGAGCCATTGCAACTGGTATCCAGCCTGTAATGTTGAAATTCGGTGCTTGACCAGTGACTAAAACTGCAATGTCTGTTGGTCTGTCACTTTCATACACAATGAGCTGTCCTAACTCATACTTCGTCCAACGCACCTCAATGCCTGCACCAACGTCTGCTTTCACCTTGTATTTGTCCTCAAATGGGTCAAAAGTCAAACCAAAGTATTTAGCTACAACCCACTCAGCTGCAATCGACTCTGCCATTTGCGCCAACTGCTCCATGTATGAGGGTGCGTCATACTTTAACGGTAATAAACCTTTGTGCGTATCTGACTTTTTGACTGAGGCGACCATACACAAATTCATTTCGTTTTGTGTAAGTTTCATTTTCATCTGCAACCGCCGCAAAACCAAATAACCTTGTCATTTCCATAGCCTTTTTGGTAGCCAAATGTGTCTAGTTTGCTGATCATTGAGCATTTGTCACATTGCTCCATTTTGTACTCAGCAACAACCTCACCATTTTGCAGCAGCTTGCACATCATTGTTTTTGGGTTAATAACCTCGACGTAGTCACTCACGGCAAACGCACCACCCATTGTCCTGTGCTGCCTAACTGATACCACAATGGTTCACATTGAGCTGCTTTTGCTCGTTCTGTGCAAAAGTAACCGCCCCATGCTTTGCCTGTTTTGGCAGACTCACCAGTTTTCCACACGCGTGTGCCATGTTCACAACGAGGCTTTTCCTCGATCAATTCGCCACCCAATTGCTGAGCAATCTCGTTAATTGATGAGCCAAATGATGCAACACCTGACTGCTCAGCTTCACCAGCTGTGGCATAACTAGGCACGTCGCCATGCTTTGTTGTCCAATAGTCATAATCAGCCTTTACATCTGCTGTTGCAACCTTTGTTGATAGTTTCTCGACCTGTTCCATTGTTTCGCGTGTAGCCTTCTCCGTGCCACCTAGCATGTTTGCCATAACACGCATTTTTGCACTGGTGACTGTGTCCTCCACAAACCAGCGTTTCATGTTTGGGTTGTAGGCAGCTAAAAATCCGTAGGCATAATCAACGTCCGCTGGCTCCAACTCTGTTTGATCGCGCCAACCTTTTGCCTGCACAAGTATGTAACCCTTCTCAGCGTTAAATTCAACAATGTTGACCTCAATGCGCCCTTTTTTGAAGGTTGCCAACCAGCGATCTGTACGGTCTTTGTTGCCTTCGTAGTTATCGAGAAAGCCCATTTATTTTCCTTTCAACGTCATGCACTAAAACGTCCGCAATGTGCTGGGACAAGCAAGTTGGGCAGCCATGCCCCTGTGTTTCGTGACAGCAACCAAATGAACCCACAATGGCAGCTTTAATTGTTTTTGCTAACTCAGTCATTTGCGCACCGCATTGCTTGCGTGACGTCCAATTGTTTTGCCGCGCAAAATGCCTTCACGGCGACCGTCTTTAAAGCCCCATGCATAACCAACAGCAAGGGTTAGGACTGTCCAGATACCTAACAAAAAAAGACGCCATAATGTCTCGACGTCCAGCAAATCTACAACCATTTTTTCTCCCGATCTAGGTTGGTAACGGCTACCACCTACATACAGGGTGAGGCATGAAACTGACAAAATCAAGTAATGCGCGTGTTGTGCGGCGTGTCGCCTAACCAAATACCTTGCCGTCAACGATAAATGAGCCGTCGCGCTCAATTGGCACAATCTGCGGACTTACTTTTGACCCTTCAACGCGCAAAATGCCAAAACCCTGTGTCCAGTTGGCTGTCCCTTTTGTGTATTTTGCAGCTGAAAATCTCATGAGATTGCCAACCTCCATTCCCCACAAAGTACGTCCCATTTTGTAGCCGCTTGACTCTGTAAATGTGCTTATGCCCAAACGGTGTGTGTGACCCTGTACGACGCTTTTGCCATGCAACCTAGCTGCACGTAAGGCAGATGCACCAGCGTTGGGTGTAGTGCCTTGCTCGTCCCCATGTATGGCTATCCAGTTTGTACCTTCGATCGCATAAGGCTTACGGTAAAAATCAATTCCTAGCTCATCCAGCTTCATAAAATTTTCATAGCGCAACTCAGGCGCACCTAGTAAAGCTGGCAGGCGTGTTGCTATGCTGTTAAATAATCGATCTGTGTGATTACTTCGCACCATGCTTGCTTTAGGCACATAACGCGTCAACTCCCACAACAGCTCAACGCAACGATCTCTGTCCTTGCCGATTGTCGGCTCGTGTTCCTCAGACAAACCACGCGACCATTTGCTGATCGTATTAAAATCAATTTCATCGCCAATTGTAATTACTTCATCTGGCTTAAAACGCTTAATAAATTGTGCTACATTTTTTGTTGCTTTTACGTCCTCGTAAGGTACTTGTAAATCACTTACGACGACGATCTTGCGCATTAGTCCTCGTCCTCGTCGTCATAATCAATCGAGCCGATTTTGTTTGGGTCAACTGGCTCAGGTAACAGCCAACCAGGGTAACTGTCGCGATCGCTTAAAATACCAAGTGCAATCTCAACGCTAAAACCAGCCTTACGCAATGCTTTGTAATACTCATTAAGTGCAATGGCATACATTTCAAGCGCAGAATAGTTATCCTCTTTAACGGTAACTACGCGCTTGCGTGTTTGACGTTTGGCTGCCATAGCATAAGTGTAAAGGCTAGTCAATCAATTTGTTGTACAACACGTCAAGACGCGCTTCGATGCGATTTACCTGGTCTTTTAAGCTTGACCCGCCATTTGGTTTGAATTCGTCCATGACTGATCGCACCATGACCTTTACGCCAGAATAGACGGCAGCCACTACACCAATGCAGCATGTAACAACCGCCGCCCATTCGGTCGGCGTCATTCCCCAGTAACCCCGAAACTTTTGTCCTTAGGATTTATGGCGCGCAAAAACACAGGCGCGACAGCTGCAATACCTGCATGCAGCAAAACCTTAGGGTCGGTTATGCCTGCCATGTATAAAGCAAGAATTGCCGCTATGAACGATCTAGCGTAGCTGGCGGCAGCTGCTTGGATTTTGGCTTTATCCATTTTTTTGTCTCCTTTTTTGGTTTTACTACTTTTGTGGGCAATTCAATTTTTGGGTATTCGCCTTTGTATGGCACAAATTTTGGCACGCCAAAACCAACAATGTCACGCTTTAATGATCGTTGTTTAATCATGACCATGCCGCCATTGCGCTGATCGCCTGTGCCGCTGGTGTTGCCCTCAATGCAAGTCACAATGTCACTGCCATGCTCAAAATCAATAACAATGCCGACGTGACTTATACGATCAACGCCGTCGTGTGGAAAATCCATAAATGCCAATGCGCCTAGACTTGGCAAATTTGACCAACGGTTTGTTTCCTTAAATTTGTGTGCTCCGATTGCAGTGCTAACGACTGAATGAATTTTGACGCCAGCCTGAGCTGCACACCAATTCACAAAACTGCCGCACCAGGGCAAACCGTCTGCCTTTGTAAATTTGCCGTACTTTGTCAGGTTGTTGCCTTCTTCAATTGTGCCAATTTCAGCTGCGGCGACTTCAATCAACCTGGCATTTGTGCCGTCAGGGTAAGTCATTTGCCTAGTTTCATTCCTTCAGGAATTGGTTTTGAATAATCCCATTTTGCAATGTACGCACCAGCACCGTCAGAATCATCACGTAAGTCAATACCCAAATCTTTAAAACTGTCGGTTGCTTGAATCTCTGGATAAGCTTGAATAATTTGTTCCCATAATTCCATTTTATGCTCCTGTAAATGTTGCTTGGTATCGTCCTTTAATAGCATTTCCACCGCTACCGTCCCCAGTCACGCGAGTATCAAGCGCACCGCCCGAATCTTGTAATACGTAGATTTCAAAATAATCCGTCGCAACCGCCGAAACTGTCATGGTAAAATACCACGCTAAACTTGCATTGTACGTAACTACTGGAGTTTCTTGAAGTGCGTATTCAGAACCATTTTTGTATAAATACGTGTAGCGACGACCAGTAAGTGAATTTTGCCATTGACCAAAAGCCTGAATGTTGTATTTTCCGCCTTTACCAGCCGGAATTGTTATTCTGCCTGTGTTTGATGAAGTCGAATGAAATCCATCACTATCGAAATCTTCTGTGTTAAAGGTTAAAAGTGTTGCCGTATTGTTTGCGATGTTTTGAACCGCAGACGCATAAACTGAGCAGCCAACAAATGTTGGAGTAGTGCTTGCAGGAGTTGCCCATGACGGCACACCACCTGCTACTGTTAAGACTTGTCCTGTTGTACCAACACCAAGTCGTGTGTTCGTGTTTGCAGTTGCTGATGAATACGCAAGATCACCAAGCGTTGTGCCTGGCTGCAATGCCTTCAATCGTGTGTCCACGCCTTGCAATGCGACGTCAAAGTCGGCTGGTAAGTCCGTAACCAGGTCACTCGACGTCGGTAAAACAAAACCATAATTTGTAGTCGGATTTGCCACTTTGTCTCCTTGTCTAAGCGACTATTGTCGCATACTGCCATTCTAAGGTCGGCGACACGCTGTTGTATGTCTCCGTAATTGGTACGTCGTTGTATCTCATTGCCTGCAAGCTGTATGCCAATGGTGACAACAGCAAGGTTATTGACAAACGATTGTAGGAGGCTTGGAAAGACCAGCCTTCGACAAAGCCTTGAAATGTGCCACTGCTCATGTTAAGCGGCAGGTTTTGCAGGGCAATTGCTTCACCCATAAAAATGTTGATCAGGTTGTCACGGTCGGCATTGTCTATGTCAGGATTTGTTAGGTCAAAGGTAATCTCGCTAAAAATAGGCTGTGGTTGTTTACGCAAGGACAGGTAAAAAGCAGCTTGTGCCGCGGCATCTGCGCTGTGATGCAAGGTGGTTGTAATAATTTGGGCAAGCTCGCCGTATTGAGTAATTGAGGTTGCGTCACTATCTACAACCTCGTGCTGACTGTTGTTGCCATACTTGATCGCTAGGCTGTTGCGTACGTCGCCCACACGCGTTTGTATTTGTAAGCCTGCTGCCCTTGCATGGTTTGCATCAAGATCGACGTAGCCGTTTGCTGCTAGGTAAGTCGTACGGTGTGTGCTGTCGGCGTAGCCAATACGACCTTGTGCGTCCTCGTAGATGTAGCCAAGACCAGACGTTGCTAATGCGGATACAAGGCTGTAGACGTCTGTACGGCTTGACGATCTAGCTGCAAGCTCATAATTGCCTGGTGTGTCTATCTCACCGAGTCCATTGTTTTCAGCGTTTGCCCACGTTTGGTTTGCTGGCAAGTAAGTTGCCCATGTAATTGCCCCAGCAACTTGTGCCCATGTGTTGTATAAAACTTGACTTAAAATTGTATCTATTTGATCGCCGTCGAAATCTTGTGATAAAACGCCAGTTGTCAACGCTTTTGGCAAACGTGCCAATGCGCCCAGTGCTGTAATGTTGTAGGTTTGAGTGAACATGGTCGTGCCCACGTCACGCACCTCTAAGCCAATGTCAACAACGTTGCCGCCAAAAATGGCAACAAAGGCGTTTGATGTGTCTTTGACACTAATACTGATTGTGCTGTTGATGTTGACTGGTACGGCAGTCTGATTAACGTCTAGCAGCTGCAAATTCACATAGCCAGCTTGTGCCTGCTCATAAATGTTTGTGCGACCTGATCTAATTGTTAGGTTAGCCAAAACAGCGGTTGTGTAAGCTACGCCGTCGATCTCAACAAGCCAAACTGGCGACCACTGCGTCATGCGATTTGCAGGTTAGATGCGCCGCCTGTGCCGCGATAGAAGCTGTTATTTAATGTGTCAACGATTGTGCGTGCTGTGCCTTCTTTGTCAAAGGCACCTGTAACTGTCAGGTTTATTGTCGTGCCCATTGAAGCAGCCTCAGCTGTTCTAAAACTGCCAGCGTTAAATGAACCTGCAACAACGTTTGTTGCTGCCGCTGCACTAGCTGCAACACTAGCTGCTGCTGCGACGCCGCCACCACCACCGCCTGTTGTACCTGTTGCGCTAGGTGTTGAAATTGTAGGCATTGACGGCACACTTGTTGTAATCGTTGGCGTTTTAATTGCTGGCACGCTGACCGTTGGTGTTGAAATCTTGCTAACGTTTGGCAAAAATGGAATTGCATTGTAAGCAGAAATTAAAGCGTTAATACCTGCAACCGCACCTGAGATCAAACCGTTAAGTACCTTAACCACGCCTGCGATAACGTCAATAACGCCGCCTGCGATCTTGCCTGCAACCTGTAAAGCACCGCCCAAAACTGTTCCGATAACTGGTGCAACATAGGTTGCAATAAGCGAGCCAAATTCTCTAAAGGTATCTGCATTGTCACCAATTGCATCTTTGACATACCCAAAGGCTTTGATCATGCCGTTAACAATTGGCGTAAAAGTGTTAACAATGACATTGCCAAGTGTTGTAATTACGCCGCCAAGACCCTTGCCGTCAAGGCTAAATGCACCGCTAAATGCGTTAATAATCGGCAAAGCATTGTTGTTAATAAAACCCATAAGTTTTTCAAGGATTGGCAATAAAGCAAAACCAATTGTTTCTTTGGCTTCGCTAAAAGCAACTTGCATACGAGCAATGCGACCAGCGTAGGTATCAGCGTTTTTTGCAGCTGCACCGCCAAACAATTCTGTGAGCTTGTCCTGCACCTGTGTAAATGACATTGTTTTTAATTCGGCAGCAGATAAGCCAACGCCTAATTTGCCAAGTGCTGCTGTATTCCCGTCAAAGCCCTTGCTCAGCGCGGCTGCCACCGTTTCCAACGGTTTGCCTGTTGCAGCTGAAATGTCTAAGGCTTGTGCAAGTAATTGCTGTGCTTTTTCTGTGTCGCCTGTTGATCTGACCAAACGACCTAGTGCTGGTCGCAGCTCGTCATCTGCCACACCAGTTGCCAGTGACATTTGCAGGATTGATTGCTCGGTTGCCGCAATTTGTGCCTTTGTAGCCCCTGTGGCGTTTTCTAAGGCAAGTGCCAGTTGTGTCTGTGCCTTCTCGTCCTCGATCGCCGCTTTGACGCCTTCAACGCCGATTTTGATTGCGTAAGCACCAGCGGCAGCGGCGGCAGCTGCAAACGCTGCACCGACGACCTTGCCGATCTTGCCCATTTTGTCGCCAAAAGTTTCAACGTCCTTTGTGGCGGTTTTCAGCGATTTGTTGAGGTTGTCAACGTCGCCTAGTATGGAAAGTTTAAGGGTACGACTGCCAGCCATTAGTTGTACTCCTTAACTATCTTGGAAAATGATTGTTCCCATTGCTTAACGATCTCAGGTTGCACAGCTCGCAAGGTTGGATAAATAAACCAACCGCGCGAGCCTCG